AGATAGTGGATTTACTATCTCACCTCAAAATGTATTTATTGATGCAACTGATGAATCAAACTTTGAAATAAATGAACTTGCTGAGTATGGTAAAGAACTTATACCATGTAAGGTTCTAACTATAATAGAGCCTAAGCGTAGTAATAATGATGATTTAACGGACTCGTTTAAAAGTGCTATTGAATATATAGAATCGATAGAGAAAGAAAAAAAGAATATTCAATTGGATCTTTTTTCTAATAATAAAGCGGATCATAAATATAAAGTTATTCTAAAAGATGATAATGGTATCTTGGATATAGATTCACTTGTTATAGGAAATGATATAAGTATCGATGATGATATGGAATTAGAAGGAAATTTACAAGTTTTAATTTATGATAAAGATGTTAAGGTTAAAATAGGCGAATTGGAATTAATGGAATATTATAATTGGAAAGTAGATGAAATAATTGAAAATCATTTATATATACACATTTCACAAGAAAATTTAGCATATTACTTATTGGGAAGAAATGAAGATTATGTTGAAGAGTTGATCAATGGTATTGATTATGATAAATATGATAATAGTGATTTTAGACCGAATGTAGATGATTTATTTAGATATCATCTTGATACAGATAATCAAAAAGATGTAATTAAAATATTAGTTGATGAAATAGGGTTTGATGAAATGAATTCAAGATATGATTTAGATTACACTTCATACGATGATTTAGTGGAGTTTCTATTAAAAGAAAGATTCTATTCGACTCTTAATGATATGTGTGAAAATACGGATTTAGATTTAATATCTGATATTAGAAACAATTATTCGGATTTATATTTAGGTGCAATATGTGCTGAACATGATGCTAATATTGAGACAGCATTTGATAAAATAGTAGCAGATGAAATAGATATGTCAAGTAGAGGTTTTTTAACAACTATAAAAGATAGAGATGCTAATGTCGTTATCTATAAAATTAAATTTAATATAGATTGGCTAGATGATCTTGAATATGATGATTTAAAAGATAAAAATTTAATTGATATATTTAATGGTTATGCTGATCAGCAATATTTTAGTAGTAAAATTAATCCTAGTTTTAGTGACTTTGCAAGTATTGATGATAAGGAATTTAACGCTGATGTAAAACATACATTAAAGTGGTATCAAAAAAAAGACACTGAATAGTGTCTTTTTTATTTTTAACCTTTACCATATTTAGTCATACTTGCTTGCATTCTCTTAATGTGTCCGTTGAGTACATCATATTTCTCTGAAATTTCATTATTAATATCATAGAAGTCTGATAATAGGGAAGATGCTAACTCTTTATGTCTTTGATCTCTATTTGCTATTTTAGCACTCCATATTGAATATAATTTTTTAGGATCATATATGTTTATAGGATGTTGTGAATATAAAAATCTAGATAATAATTCTAAATGTATTCTATGAACTCTAACCAACTGAACAGCATTAAATTCCATTAATGCATATTCAAATCCTAGTTTTCTTATTTCGGCATACATTCCTTGAAAGTCTGTTTTTAAATAGTTATTTAATTCAAAATCCTTTTCGGTAATATACTTATCAAATATCATTGTTCTTATTTCGATTGGAACAAAGTTAAAGTTAACAGCATATACAACGACTTGATTATTTAGCTTTTTATAATCAGCTACAAATACCGGAGCGTATTTCATCCAATTACTATCATCCATATAGTGAAAAAAATAAAACCCACCTGGATTTATCTCGCCTATGTTTATTGATAATACATCTTTACCTGATTTCTGATATTTATCATAGAAAAATAATGAATTGTTTTTAAAATTATCTGGTATTCCATTACCATTTGCTAATAAACTCAATTTAACTCTTTCAATTAGTTCACCCATATTTAGTTTTTGTTTATATATATTAATATATAGATATAATAAAAATAAGCGATTACAATGATAAATTCTAAACCAAGCAATACTAAGTACCACGGAGGTAATTATGTGCCTAAGAATAAAGATAAAGTATTAAAACTTAATAATGAAGGAGGTATTTATTATAGAAGTTCTTGGGAGAAGAAGATAATGTTTTGGTTGGATCACAAAACTGACATATTTCAATGGGGTGCTGAGTGTTTGGAAATACCTTATCAAATGACTCACTTCGATAACGGTGATGTTAAAGTAAAAAACCACAGATACTATCCTGATTTCTTTTATCGAATGAGATTGTCTGATGGTACTCTTAAAGAGGTTGTAATAGAGGTTAAACCGCAAAAAGAATACGATATGGTGATAAAGTTAACCGAAAATAAATTAGTTGTACCAGACGGCTTAAAAAAGCTTAGAGGATTCGAGTATGATTTAAAGATGGCTCAAAAAAATCGTGACAAATGGGAAACGATGATTAAATGGTGTAATAAAATGGGTTATGAATTTATTATAATTACAGAGAAGCATTTAAATAAATTTAATGTTTAAATACCAATCTCATTAAGCCTTTCTTCACGAGTGAATTTTTTATAATGTTTTCTAACAATAGAACCAACAAAATCTAATTTCATATATTTAGAGTGTATTATTTTATCAAAGCTCGCTACACTTCTACTTTTATCAAAAATAAAAGATAATAAACGGTGTATAAATTTATTACCATAATTGTAATTTCTAAAATCTCCATTAAATGTAATTGCTTTATTATAATATAAACCTGTGTTATCTGGATTGATAGTAAGATTATCAAATATAACCTCGCCAGTGGATGGCGATACCGGATACCAGTAATCATCATCACTGTTATACTTAACAATTCTAATATATTCGACTAAAGAAACGATTCTAGTTTTGATTATTGTTCTCGTATAAACATAATCGAATTCTGTACCATATCCTATATAACCCTCAGACTTTTCCCACTTACTCATAAATTACAATATCTTTTAAATCGATTAAATTTCTAAATTCGAATTGTTTAATTTTAATGGATCCTTTCTCAGTTAAGATTTTATAAATATCATTAGTCAGCTCTACATCGATATAACTTCCAATTGGACGAATATAACGTTTAGGAGTTTTCCTAGTTCTTTTCTTAAAGACATTTTCAATAAAGTCTTGTCTATTTTCATCATTTATGTGTAGTGTACAACCATCAGGCATACTACCCTCTTTAGTAGAGTGTTCCCATAATTGTAATAAAGCGAATCGTGATAAATTTTCCATACTTTGATATAAAAAAACCACAATAAGTTTATTGTGGTTTTTTATTATTTATATTGAATGTAGTCCGTTACCATCATTCGCTCCGTTGATAGATATTAGCTTTATTTGATGCTCATTATCTCCTTTTTTCTTGTATAAGTTGTTCCAACCTTTTGCTAATCCACGTTTGAATATTTCAGTGAAATAAGCAAAAGCATTTATTGACTTATCTTCGTTAAAGTTATACCAATTTTCGAACATATCTAATAACCCTGTTTGATAACAATCAAGCTTATCGTCATTAGACCAATATCGCATTTTTTTAATTGTTTTTTTTGCTAAAAGCTCTAGCATTCTTTCTGCATTCCTCGTTAACCTGCCTTGTGCTTTACTAACTATAATTTCGATGTATAGTTCTTTGTTATTTAAATATTGATTAGTCATTAATAATTTTACTCTTTTTTAAATAGATTTAAGAAATCTATTTCATTCATGTTATATGAATATATTAAGAATAAGTTTATTTTAGCTAAATTATTTTAGCTTAACTCCTAATGATTTTAATGATTTTTCTACTAATTTATTAAATTCGCCAAATGAACCTTTATTCAATTCTTCGAATTTAACATATTTAACAATGTGTGGTTCGTCGTAATTAATAACTCCTGAACAAGTTCCGATGTATGTATAATTCATAAAGCCATTGTCATGACTAGCAAATATTAATTCTGATACTGAAACGTCTAAGCCTGTTTCTTCTTTAGTTTCTCTGATACAAGTAGTAATTGGGTCGTTTAAATCTTCTGGATCCATTTTGCCGCCCGGTAAGCCAAAGTCGTCGTGATTATCTTTTCTTGATACGCCTAATACTAAGCCTTCGTCGTTGATAAGAACTATTTGAGCTGTCTTTTTCATCATTGTTTATTTGTTTTTGATTACAGTGCAAATATACAACTAATAAATAGAAAAACCACTCTTATGAGTGGTTTTTATTTTCTTTTATATAATCAACAAGAAACGATAGCGTTACTTTATCCATATTATTCTTTCTCATAATATATCTAATATCTCTGATAATACTTAATAGTAATGATATTATAATTACTATGGTAACTATTGCGATTATTTCCAATAGAGTAATTATATTCTTAGTTTCCACTGCTTTTATTTTCAGAAGATTAGACTTATCTACTTGTAATTCATTTATCTTATTAGTAACAATTTCATTTAATCTAAGATTTATTTTATCATTATTAATATTGTATTTATATATGATGTTCTTATTTAAGAATTCTGTTTTATTTAAATTTTCTATTTCAGTTCTGTCAATCTTTTTATAAATTATCTTTTTAGTAGATGTCTTTTTAAATATCCACGATCCTTTTGTAACTTCATATTTAATAACACCGTAAGTTTCTTTAACCTTATAGCTCTTCATAACTAGTGACTTTATAAAGAATTCTTTCCTTTTTGCAAGCTCTTTGATTTCATCACTTTTGATATAATGATTAAGCGAATCTAATCTCGTATTAGAATTGTTTATATATTCTGTTCTATTTAAATTATTGATATTAATATCATCATGAATTAAATATTTGTTAAATTCTCCTTTTATAGTTAAGATGCTATCATTATAAATAGCAACTCTATCGCTACAAGTATTTATTTTCTTAAAAGTCTTATCTATCAAGACGAATGTACTTATAAATAATGTAAGTAGAGTAGCGCATAGTAAAAATAGCTTAGTTATAGGTTTCAGTTTCATAATTATGTTATTTTTTACAGGTATATATTAAAAACAAAAAACTGCTTAATTTAAGCAGTTTCTATAATATTTGATTTGTTTAGTTTTTTCTTCTCAACATTTGTCTTTTCATAAATCTCATCTAGTGTCAAGTCGCAGTGTTCATCTTCCCATTCACCGATAAAGTATAATCGATTACTTCCTTTTATAATACCGAATAAAATAGGATCCTTAGCTTTTTCGATTTCCTTCTTAGTCATTTTTGACATTTTATCATCCTTGTCAAAGCCAAGTACAACATAGTTATCGAATATTTTTAGTTCATCAACTCTCAATTTTTCTTCAATAATATCATTAGGAATTATTCTAACGAAGTTTTTAATATAAACTAGTTTAAGTAATTTCTTATGCTTCAGCATTTGGTAATATTTAACAATTGTATCTGATTCGATAAATCGTGTAATACCATTATTTAATAATAATGATTCATAACCGACAGTTTTACTTTTCTCTAGTAACATATCTACTAATGCTTGTTGCCCAGTGCTTTTAGCTTTTTCGATTTGATCCAAATATATGTCTATAATATCAGAATCTTCTGTATTTAATTTCTTAATATCAACTTTAATATTTTCAAAGAAAGCTTTAACTTCATTGAAATCAACTTTCTCTTTTTTAGTTCTTTTAAATGATTTTAACAATCGTGATATAAACCCTTCTTTAATTTCTTTAGAATCTGAGTTATCCATATTAAAACCACCTGAAACACCAATTGAGAATGAGCCTGAGTTGAAACTTGATTTATTATCAGTTTTATATTTTGGTAGATTTCTATCTACTTCTGGATTCGATAGAATTGTTAGTTCGTGTTTACCGCTTATAATATCTTTGGAAATCATATTGTTGAATTTTAGTTAGTGTTATATTATTAAAGTTTAAAATAGTTTATATAAAAAAAATACTCACTTTTCAGTGAGTATTTTTCAATTATTCTTTAGCTTTGTATGTTTTATCATCTATTTTTTCAAATCTACCTTCTCTAACACCTAATTTGCATATAAGTCCTCCCCAGAAGTTTTTAACAGTTATTATGCCATCTTCGCTAACCGTAACACCAAGAGTTTTCTCTAAGGCTTTAGTCATACGGTTAATAGATTTTTCAAGATCTTCATCTGTCATTCTTTCATTGAATTTTCTTAAATGATTCATTATGCTTTGCTTCTTTCGTTATATTTCAATTCTTTAACAGCATCTAATTCAGCATTCAACGATTTTTGTCTTTTCTCTAAATTGTTAAGAGCAGTTGATAATGTTTCTGATTCACCGATCATTTGAATAGTTCCTTTGATTTTATCAACATTAAAGTTAATATCTTCCAATTTCATTGTTATTTCTCTTTCTTTATCTTCAAGTTTTCTTTTAACAATCATTTCTTTACTCAATTTGTTCTCATAAAAATAAGTTAAATCATAGTTCAATTCATTTCTAACTTCATTAACTAGTTCAATTGCGCTATCGTATTTGAAGAATGAGTTACCATATCTCTCATCACATCTGTAAATGAAAGTACTTGCTTTATAGTTGAAAGCGAACACTTCTAAATAAGGATTAACTAAATTGTTAACTCTTTTAACAACGTCTAATTCTACGAATTTATCTAAGTTTTTAGATGTTTCTAAAATAACAGGGTAAAAGTTTTTGTTTACGATTGGAACGATTGGAGAATTAAATAAACTTTCTAATGTAGTTTCACCGTTAAGTTCATCATCATTAATGAATAATCCTTTTTTACCAACACCAATTCCAATTGTCATATATTCAGAAATTCTGAAATTGATTCTATTTTCAGATATTGAAGAATATTTCATAGCAGTTTCAAGAGTTCTAAGACTTCTTAAAGTTTCATCATCTTTAATATGATTTTCTAATAATGTTTTTTCAATGCTGTTCTCAGTTAAAAGGAACCAAGAATCTCTAACAAGAGCAATGTGTCCATCTTCAACTTGCTCAACAATAGTGTATATTGATTCTGCGCTACCACCACTTAAAAGATTACTTCTTTTCTCTGGAGATTTAGTTAAGTTATGAACGAAAACTTTAATTTCAGGAACCCAGTCATAAACAGCTAATTCATTAAGAACTTTAGACATTCTATCTTGGTCTGTTTCTAAGTTAATAGTTTGTAGTAATACGTTTATAGGTTGTCTATAAAGTTCACCTTGGTTTTTAGAGTTAAGAACAGAATATAAGTTCTTTAATTCGTATAACAATTCATAGTTTGCCATATCAACATTAAGGTTCTCCAATAAAGATTTAACACTCTTATCATAAGTATAAGGCTTTAATCTTTCATTAAGTGATGTGATTATGTTTTTTTCAGAATATTGGTTACAAGCATTCATATGACTCTCAACAATCACAAATATCTCTTCCTGATCTAAGGAAAGGTCCTTTTTGAAGTTAAACAATTCAAGTTTAAGATTCTTCATATTTAAAATTTATTTTTTTTTATATAACTATATATTATAGTAAAAAAGCCGTTTTTTGCCACTTTTTTTTACTTATCGTTATTTCTAGGTTTAATTTCTCTAGAACTCGGATTATCATTTCTAGGCTTAGATTGTTCACCAGATTTCAAAATATTGTTGAACCATTTTGTTCTCTTAGGTTCCATATAATATCCATCTTCCGTATCTCTATCTTTTCTGTAAGCCGGATAATATGTTTGTACCTCGAAAGACACTTTCAATTTAATCGTATTGTCAGAAGTCATATTTTTCTCTCTAACCAACTCGATTCCATTTGTATCAGGTAGCATAATAACAGCATCTATACTCATAGAATTGTGTTCGAAATACATAAATTTATACAACCATAGAGTATCCATAATAGCTTGACTACACTTGAATATATCCAATTCGCTTGCTAATAAAATTTCTAAATCATAATTAGCACTAACCGGTATAGATCTTACTCTACCTAAAATGCTTTTAATTTCGCTTTCATTCTCAACAATTGTTCTAAGCCAAACGTGTGGGTTTGCAAACTCATCACTTCGTATATTAAATCCTGTTAATGTTATGTGTCCTCTTGGTATAATGTCTGTATTTAATTCAACATATCTACCGTTACCACTTGTATCACCAGATACAATATCATCTGCAAATGAATCTAAGAGAAATCTCTCATCACCAGTCATTGAATAATAAAAAGGTACGCTAACATTTAAATCACCAGAAGTAAATCGATTTACCCATTTAATTTCTCCTTCTAAAGTATCTAGAACACAAACTGTTAAGTCTCTAAAGAAAGAATCATCATAGTTGAATTTATCACCTATCATATAAGTTATTTTATTTTATAGGATATATATTAAAAAGTACGTCTTTCCAATTTTGGGCAAACTTTTCTAATACTTATTGATATATATTTTATAAAAATTATAGATATGTCAATAAAGAAATTATTATTATGGGAGAAATGGCGTCCTAAAACTATTGAGGATGTTATCCTTTTACCTAGAATTAAAGAACAATTTAAGAATGGTGTTACTCAACATTATATCTTTCACGGACATTATGGTACAGGTAAAACAAGTTTAGCTCGAATTTTAGTTGGTAAATATGCAAAAGATACTCCTTTTTTAGAATTGAACTGTTCGATTGATACTTCTATCGATGTTCTTAGAACTCAGATAGATGACTTTTGTAAGTTTACTTCTATTATGGATACGAATTCAGATATTAAATATGTGTTTTTAGATGAGTTTGAGAGAGTTAGTATTAACTTCCAAGATGCATTTAAAGCTTTTATTGAGAAGTATAATAAAAATGTTAGATTCATTATAACTACGAATCATATTAACAAAATATCAGACGGTATAAAATCGAGAATTAAACAAATAGATTTCAACTGTCAGAACCCTGAAGAAGAAAAGTTCTTGCAACAAGAAATTTATAAAAGAATTCTTAATACAATATTACCTGCTGAAAATGCTGAGATTCCGAAAGATGATCTTGTGAATATTATTAAGAAAAAGTTTCCTGATTTTAGATCGATAATGGTTGAAGTTCAAGGTTATATTGAAACCGGTGCGTTAAGCAATGGCTCATCAACAATTTCAAATAAAGTCAAACTTGATTTATACAAATGTTTATATGATGATTTAACATACGATCAAATATATCATTTTTTAATGAATAACTTTGGCGCTGAGAAGATTGATGCTATGTTTACTTTATTAGGAAGACCTTTTATAGAATGGGCTTTTAATGAGAAGAAAGATGATGTATCAAAACTATTCGAAACTAGTTATGTGATTTCTGACTATTATAATAAATTAGAAACATCTATTGACCCAATAATATTAGGTATTACCGTTGTTGGCAAATTTAGAGATATATTAAAAAAACCAGTCTAAGACTGGTTTTTTTGTTATCCAACACGAGGTTGATTTAAATGTTTTCCTTCTAAATAATTACACATCATATCATAGAATCCGGTATCTACTAAATAGTATTTTTCGCAAATGAAAGTCATTTCTTGCAGCATCATATCTTCCATTTTCCCTTCTTCATAACCACTTACAATTTTATCAATCATTTTATTCTGTGCATCAGTCTTTTCTTTTAAGAAATCTTCCCAAGAAATTGCAGGTATCCACGTTAACATATCTTTTATTACTGAATAGCTCTTATCTTCTAATTCTGGATATTCCTTTTTAATTTGTGCAATAGTATCATCAGGTGAGTCGCTGTAAACTTTGTCATTATATGAGAAACTACCATTTGATTTCGAGTAAAGTAATGAACCAGAGTTTGGTCTGTTGTATTTATATTCCCATCCGAATTTTAAACTTCTCTCATCTGAGAAGTTATCACTAATATTAGAATAAAGATCGCTTATTTCTTTATTTACAAAATATCTATATTTTCCGATTGGGAAAAACATATATGCTGTGCCATAGTCACCTGCTGTATTAGGATTCTTTGTTGCAAATACTCCTTCACTTCTTAATTTAACACCTAATACTTCTTCGAATTTATCATTAAAAAGATCTGAGAAAAATGGGTTACTATCTTTTGTTCTTCTATCAGTTCTACTGCTTTTTATATAAATACCATTATCAACATCGTCTTTATTCTTAACACCTCTAAATATAGGCTTTTGATTTTTACTTTTTAGTTCATCTAAAAACTCTTTACAATCTTTCTCTAGCAAATCTTTAATAGTTGCAAAATCATCATCGGTGAATTCTTTTTCTTTAAATCTTTCTCTAAATACTTCTTCATAATTATAATTAAGTTCCATGTTATTAAACATAAAGTATTCGTAGAGCTTTAAGTATCTCATTTTGATAAATATTTTTATGTATATATTATTTTTTTATATATACTATATGGCAAATAGTAATTTTAATTTTATAGATTTTTACATTGGTTATCCAGGACACCCAGATTTTAATGAAACTGAGTTAATAGAGGATGACGTTGTTAGAGTAATAGTTCAAAAGTATGAGATTATAATATTCACTAATAAAGGTGAAGTATTAGGTGAACCTAATCTTGGTGCGAATCTTTTAGAGTTATTGCACGAAACGAGTTTATCCGCTGATTCGGTGAAAGGTGAAATAATGGCTCAGATTGCAGATTATATACCTGAGATTGATCAAATTGGTTATGAGTTAACTGTCGAGTTCTTTAATGATCCGAATAACTATCAAGAGTATATGGTTATAATGTTTACCATATCAGGTTACGATGTTTATACTACAATTACATAAAAAGAAAAAGCCACTATAAAGTGGCTTTTTTTATTCCTTTCCATTTCTTGTCTAAGAATATTAATTTATTTCTATCAATTTTACAATTGTTTTTAAGAATTTTCCCATCATTAAAAATTTGAGTCATTTGAGTCATACTTAAAGTCGGGTAGTGTTTATCAAATTTAGGATCGGGATGTGACCATCCAAATTTAACCAACCAATTTAAAATAGCATCTTTATCAAAGTCACTATAATCCTGTGTAGTTCCGTTACCACTTCTTTTAGATAGTTTTTTAGCACCATCAAACAAAAGTCCCATATGTGTAACTGATGGGAAAGTTTTGTCCCCATATACTTTACAAATTCTATCCCAAATCTGTTTTTGTTTGAATTCGTTTGCGATATGATCAGCACCACGAATAATATTCGTAACATCATAATCATAATCATCTAAAATAGAACAGAAGTTATATGTTGGGAATCCGTTATTTCTAAGTATTACCATATCGTATAAATCTCCTGTATTAGATACCATATCTAAAACGTATCCATCATCAGTTTTTTTACCAATTTTAGCAGCTACATCAGCATATCTAGCCAATCTATCTGATTGTTTGAATGTAATGTCATGATCCAATCCAAAGTCACTCATTTGAGAATAGATATAGTCAATATATTCGTCTTTATTTCTATCTTGATCAGTATCGTCAATTCTAAGAATAAAGGTTCCTTTATTTGCTCTCGCCATTAAGTAATTTAATTGTGCTATAACCAATGTTCCTAAGTGAAAAAATCCGGTAGGTGATGGTGCGACTCTTGTTATCATATCTGTTTATTTTTCTACAAAGATAATCCTTTTTTTCAGTTATACAATAAAAAAACCCTTCATAAGAAGGGTTATATTTTTGATAACATTTCAGGTGTCATTATTTCTTTAAATACTCCTAATCCTCTATCATTATCTAGGTATAGTTGCACTATACTTTTATCTATAATACTATTAAATATTATAGTAGCATTTTCAATATCTATTTTTATATTGTTTCCACCTATTCTTACAAGACTATTATCTTTTGTTATTTGATCAGTTACGTGTCCACCATTCTTAACACTCCAAGTTATTAATTTTTTAACATTATTAATATCATAACATTCTAATGTTATTGAATAAATAGTTTTCTTGTTAGGCACAGAATCGGTAATATAACTATAAATTCTTACACCAAAAGGTTTTAATTTTAACTCTTGTCCTTTAAAAATAACTTTTATGATAACATCTTCATCAGTCATTTTATTTGCTATTTCAACCATAACATTTATAACAGTTTCTTTAAATTCAAAAACTGTCTTTGAAATACCTTTTGTATCTAATAATCTATTAATAAGCATATCATACATAGCATAGATTTCACTAAAATCTACTTGCTTGTCTTTGATATTTAACTTTAAGAAGAATTTATTTAATTGGTTAGTATAAGAAAATCCATAATCGATAAAATCAATAAAATATTCTTCTAAATCTTCTTCCTTTGATTCGTTAAATCTTCTTATTCTCATTTCAATAAATTCATATATTCTTTAACTTTCATTAACATATAATCAGTAATTAAATCTGACGTGTTTAAAGAGTTAATAAATTTTACATCTACCTTTACTGATCTACTTAGTTTTTCTGCTTTAGAACCATCCCCAACAGCAGTAACTTCAGTATATTCTCTTTCGTTCAGAGGTATTATGTATAGATGTAATTTTTGCGTGATTCCTTTACTAATAAATAAAGGCTTTAAAGCTTGAAGATTATAATTCTCATTAAGAACTATTCCCGCTTCTTCTTCAAGTTCTCTTAACATAGCTGTTTCAGGTGATTCACCGTTTTCGATTGAACCACCAACTAATGTAATATGATATTCTTGTGAATCAACATATTTAAATGTTGGTATATATTCGTTTCTGATTACGATTTGATTCTTTTCAATTAGATAAGGAATACAAAAAGCACCATCATTCTCTTTTATTATTGACCAATCTTCATATTGAATAATCTTTAAGTGATCATTCGAGAATATTACTTTATCTTTACTATCATTATCAATAACCTCTTTTGGTTTTAATGAGGAAAATTTGTCCATTTAATCTATTATTTTTTTATATTTGAAAATATCCGGAAATGCTGTTTTATCAATTTCTACACCGAATATGTATTTAAATTCTCCACCGATTTTTTTAAGATCTGATGATAAACTAACAGAAAACATAAGTTCTTTACCATTTTCTCTATTAAGTATTCCAGATAGCAATCTAACTGTTTTAGTATCAGTACTATGATCATTTGGATCACTTTCAGCATCTTGCTTAATCCATTTATCATACTTATCGAATTCATCTTGTTTAAATCTAACTAATAAATAAGCATCGATTTCATCTGTATATTGTTTCCAATCTTTTTGTACTTGTCTTAGTATCGATAATTTCTTTGGATCTTTTGGAGCCCAACCGATATTATTTTGTACTATTTTATGTCTATAATCTTCAACTTCTGTTTTAGACATTGTATCAAGTTGTTCCTTAGTCTTGAAGACATACTTATCATTCAATGATTCTGTAAATGTATCTATTTTCATTTTGTATATATTAAAATTAGAATTTATAGTTTTTGGTTGGTTTACGACATTTGATTTGACTCTTAACATTATTCATCTCTGAAATACCAAGCTCTAACTTAGCATTTGCTCTTTTAAGAACAACTCCTTCATACATATCAATCTTAACCAAGTCTTCGTATAATTTACTAAACCCATCTAAGTAATATTTAACTCTATATACATTTTCTGAAATTCCATATAAAAATGGTTTATCACATTCTTCTGTCCCGTATAAATCATCAAGTAATTCAACACGCTGTTTAAACGTCGAACCAACCATATAATTTGAATCAAGAACAAGAATGTCAAAAATCACAAGTTTGTGATTAAAAACAGCTCCATTTTCATCTGATTGACTTTTATTCATATATTCTCCGTTAACAACCATCCAACCGCCAGTACCTCTGTAGATAGAGTCGATTTCTTCTTTTGTTAAATTAAACATTGTTAATGATTGATTGTGCCTATTCATTGCATAGACTTTTTCCGGACTAATAAATAGAATGCAGTTTGAACCATTAAGTTTTGGTTCAGCAATCATACTACCATTATCCCAAAATGGGAGGTCAGATGGTGCTACTGCATTCTTAGGACGAGGTGGGTAAATATATCTAAAAGTTTTATAAAGCATGTTTTTATTTTTTACAAAGATACGGAATAATTGTAAAAACATGCAACATCATGATATATAATTATAATATTATATAATTCTCGTGATTGCGGTATCTGAAACATCTTTATATTTCAGATTTGAGAAGATTACGTTTAAATCGCTTTTATGCTTTTGATGTGTCTCTCTTTGTACTCTAGTCATATAAGTAATATGTGCCCAATCGGTACTTCCCATCATTTCTATTTTCTTACTGATGATATTCAGTAAATTATGAACTTTATAAGTGTGTCCTTCAAATTCAAATGTTTCGAATTTGTTGTCACCATTATCTAGAAAATAATCCAGAGTATAGTTAACTCTTTGCGTAAAAATATTTAAAATAATATTTACAGTTCTTCTCAAAAATATTTCAATCATATAATCTATGATAGGATATTTAGAAGTAAGAAATTTCTCAATTTTATCTAAAAAAAGATTCGGTAGTTTATAATCTAAGAAGATATAACCCAAGCGATTACTTTCTTCTATTTCAGGTGTAGATAGGTTATATTGATCAATAGCAATTAAATAATTACTGTGTCTATCCTTGTCTTTGATTAAAACATCAATATCTTTAACTTGTCTATTGAATAGACCATAAAGATTAAGTGCAAGAGAACCTGTAATTATATCATTAGGACATGTTTCTTTTAGAAACCTAAGCTCATTCTTAAACCTCGATTTATTTTCATCAGTGATGGTTAAATCGAAGTCGGATCCGTTTATTAGGTTTATTTTTATGTCTCTAAGTTCTGCTTCAAAATTCATATTAAAATGGTAAGTCGTTTATATTTTCTCGTGTGTATGTTGCTCCGATATGCTCAACAGCAATTCTGCTATTGAAATCATTGCTAATTGATAATAAGTAATCGATTTGATTATTATCAAATTCTCTATTCTCTAAGTCGTTGAAGATTTCCATATCGTTTTATTTTTGACAAAGATAATAAAAAAGCATCCAACTAGGATGCTTTTTCTAAAATATCTTTAAATAAATCTCTGAATAATGGTCTTCGAAAAACTATCTCTTCTTCATCCAATAATCTATCAATTAACCTCTCTCTTCTTTCAGATATACTAAATATAGACTCCATATCTACTATATGATAAGGAGTGTAGTTTTCCTGTTTTCTTCGTCTAGTATAATATTCTTTATTTTCTAAATAAATATCAAGTATTTCAGCAGCTTGTGTTTTCTCTGTTAAATGATCAAAATAATATCTATCATAATATTCATCATAATCATCATAATCATCATACCACCACCAACACTCATGGTCTAACTTTAATTCCCTTCTTACAGGACAATATTTATCTTTTATTCTTTGCATTAGATTATTTTATTTTAATCTAAATAACCATCATCATTTACATAGATTAGATTATTTTCTTTAGCTAATATCTTGCAATAAGAATTAGCTTCTTCCGGATTATCCCACCTCTTTCGTGATGCTACGGCATAATCATTTATTTCATACTCAGTATATGTACTTTCGTAACAAACGCTTAGTTTTGTTCTATCACCACCTGGGTATGCTATAAAGTATATATATTCGTCTTTCATTTTAAATATTTATTAAGTTATCGAGACGCCAATCTCGGATGTTTATTTTAAAATCTTCAAAGTTACTTGACTTTGATAGAATATCAATTCTTTCATTAATCGATTCTATTAAACTATCAAGATTCGATTCTGTTCGTTTACCACTATAAACACATTCTATTTTATTTTGATCGCCTGCTACAAACCACATAGTTACATTTTCGTATATGTCCATACTGTGTCTTATATCAGCCATCATTTCCTCAGCTTTTTGTCTAGATACGCTTGTAATATCTACATAAAATGTAAATATTGGATTATCTAAATCTAATTTTATTTTTTTCATAAAAATTTTTATGAATTATATTGAGAATTAGTCTATTAGTTCTAAGAAATGCTCAACTCTAAAGAATATTTTATTAGAAGCTTCTTTCTTAGATAGAAAACCACACCAATCAATTTCTTCAATTTGAAGATTTTTCTTAGGTACAATTTCGCTCTTTAATCCAATTTCAGAAATATCATTAATATAAACTCTGTATAAATATACTTTCTTATAGATTTCACCTTTCTTATCTTTATACTCAACACAAATAGGATCTTCATCAAGTATCTGTGACTTTTTAATTTTAATAGAGGTTTCTTCTTTCAATTCTCTTATAGCAGCCTCCATCTTAGTCTCGCCCTTTTCAATACCACCCTTTGGGAAAGAGTAAGTTTTGTACCAAGGAGAATTTGTAGAGTGACATAGTAAAACTTTAGTGTTTTTTAGGATAATAATTACACCAGCAGATTTTCTCATTAGATTAAATTGTTTTCTTTTAAAAATTCTTTTGTTAAACGGATCACAGTTTGTTCTCTACTTTCTTCATATGATTTCTTTCTACCGAAGAAAGTAGTATATTCAATAATTTTCGAGTAATCAGCCATACCATTTACCTTACTTTCAATAACACCGAAATTAACCAAACAAGCTTCGATATAACCTAAATATGTATATTTAGATAATTGCCTATTATGCTTAGAATACTCTAAATAAGCATTTACTAAGTGCGCAACTTTTAAACCTGTACCGCTATCTAATCTATCCATAATATTAATTTTTTTACAAAGATAGAACTATATATCTAAACTACAAATTTATTTTATTCAATTTCTAATTTGGCTAATCTCAAATTTCTAATCGCTTGTAAAAAGTAGCTCTTATCTAATTTACTTATGAAATTTAAATCTTCCAGTTTAGCTTTTAAATTATCAGCTAAGATATATGAAACATCACCAGTTTCTAAATTACCGCTATTAGGCTCTAAAACTTGATTATAAATAAAATACAGAGTTTCGGGTGGTAAAAGAATATCCGGTTGAAATCCCATATATATGTAAAACTCGTTATTAGTAGATATTATTTCATTATGTAGAAATAAATTATTTATAATAAATATTATATCTTTCATAAATTTAAATAGTTTATTTTCATTTCTCTGATAATTTGATTACTATCATAATCATTTAAATTAATTCCGAACTTATATTCTAAATACTTATTAATAAGTTCTATTGCATTCGAATATGTATATTTACCTTTATCATTAATTAAATAGAAAATATCACATAGTAAGTCAACCTCTGTCAATACATAAGTATATGATTCTTCTTCTCTACCTAAATCATTAAGCTTTTGTCTAATTATAAAAACTTCCAAAAGCTTAATGATAAGTTTATCTATCTCGCTCATTTTAAATTCCTAATTCATTTAATTTCAAAGCCCTGATGATTTCTTTATCAGTACTTTCACTCATATCAATACTATATTTTTCCATCATATATTGTTGAAGTTTATCAGTGCCTTTTAGATTGGTAAATTTAATATTATTGGTAATAAGATTTTCAATTGGTGATAACTGCTCATAAATTTGCTTTAAAATACCTTGTTCTTCTGCTCTAATATCTGCCGCTAATTCATAGTTATAATCATTTGTAGCAAGTCTTTTCTTTGCTCTTAGATTTACTAATTTTATTATTAAAGATTCTACCATATTCCTAAATTTTGAAGTACTAAATTTCTAGATGCTTGTAACTTTGTTTCGACAATGATTATATCTTTAACCAAAACATTTTTACGAACTTTCGTGTCACTACACCTAACACACTTACATTTATAATTTGTTCTATTATCGTTATAAAACACTGTTTTATAGGATTTAGAAATATCCGTTATAGTATATCTTTTTCTGTAATATACACAACGATTTTTCTTATCCTTCTCGTCATATTTTAATATGAAAACATCTCCTATGTCAGCCATCTATTAATTGTTTAAAATTCTAATAGCTTTCTCAGCACATATCTTAGTCAAACCATAACCAATATCAACACAATCACTGTGATTAATATTATTAGAAGTTCTTACAAAATTTCCTCTCTGCCCAGGAAGAAAATCATTATCATCGTCAAAAATAACATAATTCTGAATTCTATTTACATTATCATCAATCCAATCTTGAATCTCGTGTCCACGAGTAACATCGTCATAAAACTCAAATCTACCCTCTTTAATCAAATCATAACAATCGATAGTAATACCAATTACCTCACCAGGTAAGTTTCTGAATTCCCATAACTCTCTCATTCTCTCAATACCCGAAAACCTCCAAGTGCTGGATATAACTATTTTAGCACCAGTTTTATTTACGACTGTTCTTAAATTCTCTACAAAATGTTCGTGGAATATCTGACCATATTGGTCATAATCTGTACCATAGACATTTAAAACGCCATCAATGTCAAGAAATATAACCTTTATTTTATCTGTTTCCATCTTTTCTAATTTTATACAAAAGTAAGTATAATAATTACATTATCCTAATATATCATCTATTTTAGAATCTCTAAACTCACTCATTGATATGAAAAATTCATCACTGATAGTATCTACAAATCCATCATCGTCAATTATTTTGAGAATATTTGAATTAGCAGCACGATAAACTTTATATATTCTATTCAGTGTAAAGCCTTGTAATTCCTTAATACAAATCAATTCTTCGTTCGGTATTCTTTTTGGCTCACATCCCATTCTAATCTAAAATATCATTTATTTTTAAATCACGTTTATATCTAGTAAAATCCTCTTCATCAGAACAGAAATAATCATTCAATTCCTCTAATGTTAAATAATAATCAATGTTACCGGTTTTACTAGCCCACCTATCTTGTGTTATCATAAGACCATAACCTTTTTTACCCTGAGCACCATCAGCATTATTGAACTCTAAATTTCCTCTACCAGAAACTCTGTATGAAGAACCTTCATCTAACGTCTTGTATTTTTTAACACACGTTATGTAATACGCATCTACCCACTTTTCATCACTATCTTGCATCTAATATTCTTTTAATTTTTGTTATTCTCTTTCTAATTCTAGCCATATTCCTAGCAATAGTAATATATTTATCATTTAATGCTGTCTTATTCCTATTATCGGATACACCATTACCATATATAGAATTTATTAACAGTTTCAATTTAGCTTTTTCAATCATAAGTCTCTTCATAATACAAAGTTAATTAAAATTTTTAATATATACTTTATGAAACATATAAAAATATTCGAAGAATTTGGTAGCGATAAAGTTATCGTATTTACCAGTACAAGAAATCCTAGCCTAATAATAAAAGTTACTAAATCAAGTGATGGTAAAATAAAAGAAATCGAAAATAAACGAAATGTTAGATTCCCTTTCAATGTTGGACAATCATTCACTAGAAATATCGAAACTTGGGCAAGTAATAATAACTTTCTAATGGATGGTAAAGATGTTGGACCAGAGAAAAAAGTTATGGGTATAAAAGTATCCGATATACCACAAGGTCACGAACTTAGAACAATGTACCCTAGTAAATTTAGAAAATAATATGAGACTAAAAAAATTTAACGAAAGCTCAACTGCTGTTGACTTCGAATATGTTAAAGACTGTTTTGTTGAGTTTTTGGATAATGGATCAGTTGTATTAGAAAGCTTCTCAAAAGATAAAAATATAATAGCGATAAAGATACCATATAATATTGACTTTAATCTTAATGGTAAATTGTTTGAAGCCAATGATATTATTGATAAGATTAATAATTTTAATGATATTTTTCAAAATATAGATTATTGTATTGAAAAAATAAAAAGTAAATATAATGATCAATTACATATCAGAATTAAAGTTGAAGATAAATATGATTCTGATGGTGATAAAGTGGATAAGAAGGTAATAACCTGCTTTCTTAGAGAAATAAAATAAAAATAAAAATGAAAATAAGAAAATTTAACGAAGATATAACTAGTTTTTCTGATAATGAAAAAATTATCGAATATGTAAAAGATTGTTTCGTTGAGTTTATAGATGATGGTGCTAATATAGCGTATTATAATGATATTTTATCAATTTCATTTGGGATGCCAAATGTACAAATCAATGATACTTTTTCTGTTAGATATACTGATGATGCTTGTAATGACGTATTTGATAATGTTAGAGAATTTAGTGATATTATTGAAGGTATTAGAATCGCAATTGATAGTATTAGAAATAGATATAATACTAATGTATTAACAATTGAAATGGGTATTATTTCAACCGGTATAGATATAAGGTTTTTAACACATTAAAAAATAAAAACAAAAATGAAAATAAGAAAATTTAACGAAGATATAACTAGTTTTTCAAATACTGAAAAAATTATCGAATATGTAAAAGATTGTTTTGTTGAGTTTATCGATAATGGCTCAGAGGTTGAAGAATTTGTAACATCAGAAGGATTGGATAATCTAGTCATAAAATTTGTAATACCATCATTGCAATTTTCGTGGATTCTTAAAAATAAACAAATAGACTCTATATTTGATAATATAATAGAAGCAGCTGAAATATCAGAGAGAATCCAACAAGGACTTGAAATGGTATTGTCAAAATTCGATGAAAGTAAACTAGAAGTCGAAGCAAGAGTATCTGGGTATTATATACAATTACATTTTAAATCACTAATATAAAATGAAAATAAGAAAATTTAACGAAAATTCTAATATCGATATTATTGAATATGTGCAAGACTGTTTTGCTGAGTATATAGATAGTGGATCCGTATTCTATGATAGAATAAATTCTAGTGGATATTGTGCTGTAATTATACCAGAATGCTTTAACATAAAGTTTAATAAGCAATATGACTGTAAAGAGTTAAAAGATAATATCGCTAAATTAAATGATATTATTGGTGATGTTGATGTATATATCGATAGAATTAAAACTAAATATGATAGTGATGTAAAAATATCAGTTGGTATGTCATCAACAGATAGTAACCTTCAAATAATATTCACTAAAATAAATTAATAAAATGAAAATACGAAAATTTAACGAAAACGTTTCTGATGAACTAATAGAATATATTGAGGATTGTTTTGTCGAATTATTTGATGATGGTGCATACTTGAAAAATGAGGAATCTTATCTAGAGATAGTAATTATTTGTGACAAAAAGGATAATAATATAGTTCCAAAAAACTCTGCTATTATGAGTGAAGAGAAATTTATGATTATGTATAATGAAATTAATAGCTTATCCAAAAAAATGTCCGATGTTGTTGAAGCAGTTGAAAGACTTAGAATTAAATATGATGAAAGTTCGTTGATTGTTAGAACTAACTTTAATTATATAAATAATAAATGCTTTTTTACAGTGTTTTTAATACCACAGAAATAAAGAGAATAGAAATGAAAATAAGAAAATTTAATGAAAGTTTAGATGATTCACTAATTGAATATATTGAAGAGTGTTTTGTGGAATTTCTGGATAATAATAGTGAAGTTGTAAAAGCCGAGAATCCTAACTCTAAAGGCTCGTATTATTATATAGTTAATATAAAATTGGATGTAGAAGAGAAAAATAATACGACATCTTTTATAGAAGAGAATGAGATTAGTTCGTTGGTGGATTACCATACATACTTATCAAGTACATTAAATGATGTTAATGATAGCATTTCTAAATTAAGAATAAGATATGATAATACTGCTTTAGTCGTTAGGATTACTACTGGTTATGATTATATAAATTGTTATATAAACCCAAAAAAGACAACCTAACAAGTTGTCTTTTTAAATATACCATCCAATATACTTACAATATTATCAATCGAATCATATCGAATTCTAACTAAATCAATGTAGTTATCCTCGCAATACTCATTCTTTATATTATCATTTACTTTCAATCTCTCATAAGCTTCAACACCACCAAAAAATACCATCGGTTCGTAATGTTGCTTACCATCAAACTCAATTATAAGTCTTTTAGATGGAATATAAAAATCAAAAGGTAGTTGAAATATATTTTTACAATCTTCAAATTTATGCTGTCTATAATAAGATATTAAATTCTTATCTAAATACTTAGAAATAGCTTTTTCGCCTTTACTTTCATTGCAGCTAGCGCAACCAATACCTTGTACGTGTGATAGTGGATTTTGTGTAAAATCACCATGTATTGGACAAGTAATAATAACTTTAATATTGTTTTTTATATATTCTGTCTTATTATAAGAATATTTGAAATCATGAACTCTATTTCCTTCAATTATAAACTGTTCGGTTGTTTTCCTTACCGAAAGATGAATATTTTCTGGAGCACAAGAAAGATGTAATGATGGTGTTTGTTCGTATATTTCACCAGTCTTATTATAAATTATTTTTACTTTAGATTTACAATTCGTATATTCAACTAATGAATAATCATATTTCTTACCCCATTTATCGATAGCTCTTTTTATAAAATACTCTTGATTCATATTTAATTCAGGTGCTGATCTCAAATGTGATACCGCTGTTTGTTCAAAGATGATACCATCATATTTCACTTTAATTTTCTTTAAAGCACCTTTATATTCAGTTAATGAATAATCATATTTATCTTTACCCCATACCGCTTCTGCTTCTGCTATGAACTCTTTTGTAGTTTTTGTTGGTGTATTTTTTTCAGGGCATCTACCTAATAGTATGTGTTTAACTACACGTTGTGTATATTCAACTCCTTTATATTCTATAATAATATCATCTTGTGATAAAATTTTATCGGGTAAATATGGATATTGATATTTATATCCGTGTGTTTCTCTTGCTCTTTCTAAGAATTCTTGTTTTGTCATATTATATATATTATAAACATATTTCTCCCTTTGTTTATTTATTGTGGTGTTTCTTGTATATAATCAAAGAGGGTAACGGAAGAATTATATATACTTTATAACAAAATTAAAAATATAAATTATGGCAAAACAAGTTAAAGAAGGAAAAAAATTCGAATTTAGTAAAGTAGGTACTATATTAGATAATATAGGTAAAAGTATTCCAATCGTAATCGAAAAGGAAATAAAAGAAAAAGTGTTTATATCAACCGGTGTTTATTTAGTTGACGCGGCAATGTCAGGAAGACTATTAGGTGGTGGTATCGCTACTAATAGAATTAGTGTATTCGCTGGAGAGTCAGGAGCAGGTAAATCATTTATGTGTTTCTCTTGTGCTAAACACGCTCAAAAAGCTGGGTATTGTGTTATCTATATTGATACTGAGAACGCAATCGACTTAGAAGATTTGCCTAAATATGGTGTTGATAACTCAATCGATAGATTTAGATTAATTCGTTCTAATAAAGTAGAAGATGTTAATATGTTGTTAACTCAATTAATTGATGATTTAAAAGCTCAGAAACTTGATGGATACGAACTACCTAAATTAATGATTGTTATTGACTCATTAGGACAAATGGCTTCTAATAAAGAGAAAAACGATTTGTTAAAAGGTGATATTAAACAAGATATGACAAAAGCAAAAGCACTTGGATCTTTGTTTAGAAGTATTAATACCGACTTAGGTTACTTGGATATTCCTCTTTTAGTAGCTAATCATACGTACTTAACGCTCGACATGTTTCCCAAAAGTGTGATGAAGGGCGGAAATGGTCTATTATACAGTGCTTCAGTGATCGGTATGATGTCAAAATCTCAACTTAAAACAGGACAAGAGGATGATATGGATTTAGGTGCATCTGGTATTTCAGTTTTATTCAAAACACAAAAATCAAGATTAGCTAAACCTAAGAAAATCAGATTTGATATTTCATTTGCTACTGGTATGAATCCATACACAGGATTAGATGCTTTCTGTCGTCCAGAGTATTTTGATAAAATTGGTATTGCAAAAGGTAAATATGAAGTTGATAAATCAACAGGAGAAATGACATTTAAACCGGGTGGTAACTTCTGGCATATTTCACACTTAGATAAAAAAGTTACGACTAAGAATCTATTCACACAAGAAATCTTCACACAAGAAGTTCTTGAAAAAATGGCACCTATCGTAAACGATTACTTTAGATTTAAGTCATTAACTGAAATAGAAGATGTTGAAAAAGAATTTACCGATGCTATCGGTGATACAGAAGAGGATGATGATTCTAATGGATTCACTAACTCAGACGCTTTAGATGCTGATGATATTTTCGGATAGGATTAAACTTATTAAGTTTAATTTAATATAAGTAAAGCACTCTTTTATTGGAGTGCTTAAATAAAAAATAAAAAAGTTATGAACAAACAAGAAATTTACGAACAGTTGAAAGCTTTGTGGGAGCAATTTGATGCAGCGCACAATGGTACTAAGAAAAGAAATCTAGCTGATGCACGTAAGGCATTAGGAGAGATTAAAAAATTAGTAACTCCTTACAGAACAGCTTCTGTTAATGAGTCTAAATCTGAATAATTTTTATTTGTTTTCGAAAAAACAAATTGGTGGTAGTCGTTAAACGACCCTTTATTTTAAAAATCCCTCTAAATATTAGAGGGATTTTTTCTGTATATAAGTTCTTGTCGATATAGTGTGAAAATCCAATATATTGTATTATAAATTGCGCTCATATTGAGTTTAACATCTGTTAGAAAGTATATTACCCAATCCAATATTAAAAAAACAATCATTAAAGTTAAACCTACTTTGAGTATTAAAGAGCTATTACGATAGATGAATAGTTTAACTTTATCTATTTTAGTATTAAATGTTTCGCTTGTTAGTATATTCAGCTTATCATTTCTTTTACAAGATTTACATAATATGTAATCATCTTCCCCATCTAATTCTCTTAAAACCATATTAAAGGAGAATTCGGGTTCGGTTATATCTATATCACCTTTACAAGAATAGCAGATATAACCTCTTTCAACTCTGGCTGATATTGCTTCACTTTTCTTACTTAGAAAGTATAGTCTTATTATTGCAGAAAGCATTACAACGAATGATAGAATTATTATAAACATTGACATTAGTAGTTTACGAATAAGGAGATTATAAATATGATAATACCAATTAGTCCAGTTTTTGCTTGCCAGTCGAATAGTTTATTTTTACCTTCTGTATTAATGGTAATTCCTTTAAGTCCTAGGAATATACTTGTTACATACAATACAATATTTATTGCGTATAATATTCGGTGTTCTGATTCGAATGAGAATAGAGTTGCTACTATTATCATTACAATTGCAAAGTTCGCTAGAATTTTACTTATTTCTCTATTTGTTTTTTTATTCATTTTATATTTGTTTTTTTGTTCTAAATGACATTTCAATTCTATACATTGATAATAGTATGTATATTATATTTCCTATTGTTCCCATTTTAAGGCTTATACCGGTAAAGTGTCTTATTAAACCATCTAATATTGATAAGGAAATCATTGTTCCTAACATTATCCAGGATAATTTTATAGGATGTTCTCCTTGGAATCTTAGGAATTTTTCTCTATATTTAAAAAGGTTATTTGTAAGATTATTTAGTGTTTCGTCTCTTTTACAGGATTTGCAGAGAGTATGATTATCTTTGTTATCATAATTATATTCTTCGTGTATATCTTCTTTACAAGAGTAGCATATATTACCATATGACATATTTAGTACGATTGGCTCTTTCTTTCTACTTAGATAGATTGCTCTTCCTAGCATAATTACTAATAGTACGATTGGGCTTGCTGAGAATATTGTTGATAGCATATAATTATTTTTTGGTACAAATATATAATATATAGATTAAATAAAAAAGTAAATATGCGTAAAATTTTAGAATATAATGAATTTAAGGATTTGGAATCCGAGACTAGAACTAAGAAACTTACTGATGCTGAGTTTTTAGATGTTATTAGAGAAAATTGTAAGAATTTTTCATTTGATAATGATATGTTGTATAGAAAATCCAATAGTAGTTTTGGTGATTTTGGATTGTATTTAGAAGCTGAGAGAGCTAGAACAATTGGTAATTATGATTATAAAGACTTTTTTGATAATAGGAAGGGTTATGTTGTACCGAGATATAAAAGTTTAATTGGATCTACAACAGAAGCTGGTTCTGATATGTTTGGTAGTGGTTATAAAATGTTTTTAGTTATACCATTTGACAATGCTAATATAATATTCGCAGGTTCTCCTGATATTGCATTATGGTCTAAAGTTAAACAAGTTTTCTCTGATGATATTTTCTTATTAAAGAATTATGATGAGAATTTCAAAGTTCCTAATGATGAATTAAAGAGTATCTTAATGTCTTCTAATATAGCTAGTTATTACGAAAAGGTTAAAAGTTTCGGATATGAATTTTTCACAAACTCAAATTGTTTATTATTGGGTATGGATAAAATAGATTGGTTGAAAGAAAATATAAATAAATAATGATTAAGAAATACGAAATATTTGTTGAGAGCTTGGCTAGACCTGATAAAAGCTTACCTATTATTAATAGGACTAAGGAGATTAACGGTGCTGATGTTTTACAGATATTGGATGAGAATTGCAAAAACTTTTCATTTAGTAATACACAATTGTGGAGATCTAGAGCTAAAAAATACAATTTTGAATTATTTAAACCTGCTCCTAGAAATGCTGATCCATTAGCTTTTAAAGATTTTTTCAATGATATTGCGAATAAAACAGATGAATATCCGGTTGTTAGAAAGAATTCATTAATTGGTGGTACTGATAAAGATATTTGTGAGAGAATAGTTAAAGGTGATGTTTATTTGGTTATACCATTTGACGATAGTGAAATTGTATTTTGTCCTGTATTTGATTTATGGGCAATGTCTGATGATAGAAAAAAGGTTAATCTTCAAAATATTGATAGTTTGACTGATGATGTTATTAATCTTGATGGTAAGAATATGACTATTGATGGAAGAGCAATTAGTAAAGATGATTTTACTAAAGTTACATATACTGAAAATTTCCAATATTTGGATAAGGGAAAGGGTGGTAATGGCTGTGAGTTTTTTTTATCGAGTCCTTGTGTTTTGATTCATGAGAGTAAAATAGAGTGGTTAAAGAAAAATCTGAATAGGGATTAGTCTTACTTATATATACTATAAATTTTTAATAAATGAAGTATAATATAGTAGCAATAGACCCTAGTTTAATATCAACTGCAATGGTTGTATCTAGTGGTGATAGTTTTAAAATCTACAATTACTGTAGAGAATCGACTGTTTATAAGAAGACAGGAATGACAAAATGGTTTAAATTAGCAGAGCAATTTGTTGAGTATAAATTTATCGATTATAGAGAGTTTAAAGAGTATTCTGATGGTGAGTTAATAAAATTGAAAGATTATGATTTAATTACTGATAACATTATAAAGGATATATTATTGAATATTGATTCTACTAAACCTACTAAGATTGGTATTGAGGGATATTCATATAGTTCTAATGCGGGAGCGATAATTGATTTGGTTACATTTTCGACTCTTTTAAGAAAGAAACTTTTTGATTTGGTATCAGAGGATATAGTTGTATTTTCTCCATCTACATTGAAGCTAGAATCGTGTAAATTGACATATGCACCTATTAACGAGGGTAAGAAAAAGGATAAATGGGTTTATAAGAACAATGATGGTGTTTCTGGTGGTAGTTTTACTAAGCACGGTATGTTTTTAAGTATCGTTGAGAATAATGAGATTGATAATGATTGGTTTAAGTTATGTAAATCTTTAAAAAATGAAATTATGGCGGTTTCGACTGTTCCTAAACCATTTGAAGATATAAACGATGGTATTATTTTATATCACGTTTTAAATAAAGCAAATGAATAAAAAATAAAAACAATATGTCTAAATATATCAATACATTTAATTCGTTTAAGAAGCCAAAGATTGAAGAAATATCAAGTGATGATATAGATGAAATTGTTGATATGGCTAGTATAATTTTCTCTAACGTAATGTCATATGATGATAACCAAGAATATATAAGAGAAGTTACACATTTCGATTTAAGTTCTAAATTAACTTTAAATGGTAAGATAATTGGATGTTATTTAGTAGCGCCTAAGGTATTGGATGGTGATAAAGGCTTAGAGGGTATAGCACTTGCGGTAAAGCCTGAATTTAGAGGTAAGGGATTTGGTGAATTATTAAAGGATTGGTTTGAAAATTATGCTAAATCCAATGGATATAAATTCGTATTTGGACAACATTTAAAGGGATTACATAATATAGATAATTGGTTAAAAAGAAGAGAGTTACATAGTGAAGATGCACATAGTTATTATACTATAAAGCGTTTTTAAAAAAGAAAAAGTCCTCATAAAGAGGACTTTTATTATTTTATAATACCTTGACCATCACAAGTTCTGCACCAGAATAGACCGGTACCATCACATTTTTCACAATCATTATCTTCAAAGTGTCGTTCTGTACATACTTCATCTCCACCACCTTTACAAACAGGACATTTACCTGGAGGGGTTTCTATATCATCACCTAATTCTACATCAAAGTCAGAATCCGATGGTTTTTCATCTAATTGTCTAGGATCCCAACTTCCCATTGGATCAAACATTTCAGTTATACTTCTTAAATATCTCATTTATATTTTATTTTTTTAATTAACAACAGCTTGAACAATCAACTGCACCTGTTGCGTAGCAATTATCACAATCACGTAATCCGGTACCATCACATCCGTAGCAATTTTCATCTATATTCTCACTATCATTTCCATTACCATTGCAATCATCACAAGTATAGCTACCTTCGCCATTGCAAGTATTACATTCTTCTTTAAATGTATCTTTACAATCTACGCAAGTATATTCTTCTTCTTCGCATATATCACAAGGACTTCCTTTAGCTTCACACCATTGACAAGGTGTATTACCTTTTTCACCGTTGAAACCTTGACCATCACATCCGTAGCATTTCTTCTTAATACCTGATTTACCCCATAATACGAATCCTTGACCATCACAGTCTTCACAAGTACCGCTTGGTTTTTCAAGTGCAGGTATAGTAGCATCCCATTTTCCCATAGGATCTAACATTTCAGTTATACTTTTTAAATATTTCATTTAATCGATTTATTTTTAATTATATATTAAAAATAAATATCATAAATTAATAAAACGATCTGTATTCAACTCCACCAGTGTTTTTAGAATCATTGATTCTAGAGTTATAGATACTTCTAGCAATTTCTGTCATTGTTAATGTATAGTCTGGGTGATTTTCGATACCACCATCAATGATTTGACATTTTCTCTGACTTTCATCAAAATCAAATATAACATATTGGTCAGTTATATTTTCCGCAAGTAATTGGAATCTATAATCCATTAATTCTTCTGAGCAAGAGAATGTGTCAATAACTTCGTCATTGGTATTGAATATTCTACCTGTATATTTTGAAACAAATTTCTTAACTTTAACCTCCATAATTGTTTATTTTTTACAAAGATACAACTTTTTTAAAAATATTTGGATAAAAAAATCCACTATAATAATAGTGGATTTTAAATATTATTTCAATTTATCTATATTTGCTTCTTCCCAAGCATCAAATTCATTTTCAATCATCATAACTACTTTGCTTCTTACAATATCAGAAACTTGAAAAGTCATTGTACCAACTCCTGTTTTCTCATTGAACATTTTAACAACTGTGTCTAATGAAGATAATCTTCTGTTCTTCATATCGATTTGTTTACTATCACCTGTTATAATCATTTTTGAATATTCACCGATTCTAGTCATTGTTGATCTCATATTTTTAAGAGAGATATTTTGTGCCTCATCTACAATAATGATTGCGTTATCAATACTTCTTCCTCTTATATAAGCTAATGGTAGAACTTCAATCATTTTCATATCCAACATTCTCTTAGTATTATCTTCACCAATGATTTTGTGAAAGTTATCTAAGAATGATAATGTATAAGGATACATTTTTTCTTCAAGTCCACCTTTCAAATAACCAACTGATTCACCTTCTAATTCTGTTACACTTTTAACTAAGATTATTCTGTTGAACTTATCATCTTTCTTTAATAATTTTAATGCTTGTGCGCAAGCTATAAAAGTTTTACCAGTACCGGCAGGACCAGAGCATATTGTAATCTCATTTTTATTAATTAAATTAACAAGATTTTTTTGAGATTCATTCTTACATTTCAATTCAAAAGATATTTTAGTAATATCAAAAGTTGGAACTTTTGTAACTACCTTACTAACAACTTTTGGATCAACCTTTACTAATGCTTCATCCTTCTTTACTGTGGCTCTTCTCATATATAGTTTTATTTTTATATATTAATATCTTCCTTATCTATCCGATTAATTTTATGTTAAGAACCTATGCAGTTTTAATATATAATTTGTGAGTGAGTTAGAAAAACTAATCTATGACTTAATTTTCTCAAAAGAGGATTATCATATCATAGATGTATCGAATTATATAGATGATTTATATCAGTATAAAGGTTTTATAAAGGATCTTAAAAAAATACTAAAGCGGTCTGGTGTTGTAATATTAAAAAATGATGTTATAATAAATAGTAAGACTGTTATTTGGGAATTAAATGTAAAAAAATAAATAAGTATGTGGGTATTTGATAGTGATTATAATAAGTGGGTTTTTAGAGATGATAAATTAGCTAAAACTGAATATGATTATTTAAAACAAGAACTAGTATCAACCAGATTATATTCTAAGTGTCTTAGTGGAGCAACGTATATTCCAATAAACAACTTAGATAATATCTATGATATATTGGGAGAGTATGAGCCAAGAAACTGGTACATAAGTAACAGTGATGATGGTTCCCAATAT